TTCTACCGTTCCGTCCTTGTCAATTTGCTTATATAAATGTCCTTTTTTATTAGTACACTTTGGTTCGTCTGATTCAGTAACTTCTTCTGATGCAGTAACTTCTTCTACCTCTACTTCTATTTCAGCGATTTCTTCTTCTGAAACATCTCCAAATATTTTTGAGATAATTGATTCTTTCTGATCTTCTTCTAAACCTTCGAAAGAAGTTAATCCTAATTCATCTAGAATAGCAGCTATTTTACCAACTGATTCTTGTCTTTTTAAATTGTTTTCTTCTCTAAGTTTACTAACAGATTCCTGTTTTCTAATCTCTGTAAACGATTTAAATGAAGAAATTTTATTAACTTGTGCCATTTTTTAATGTTTATTTAATTTAGTTTCGTTATTCTATATATCTCCGTCAAATTTGACTTTCTTAATACTATACTCAAATTTCTCTTGTTTATAAATTTTCTGCCTTGCCCTACTATGTTTATATAAATAGTTATCCCATTCGTCAGTTCTAATGTCATCCACAAAATCGACAATTAATACAGCTTCTTTAGACTCATGCTGCCTTAGACCTCTACCAATTGACTGCCTGATGATCACCTCGGACTTAAATGACTCTGTAAAGAATATATTGTGTATTTTCTTAATGGAAATTCCAGTAGAAAATGTACCATAACTCGCTACAATAACTACTTCATCTCCTGCTTCCATTTTCTTTTTATATTCTTCTCTAATATCTTTATCTGTTCCTCCATCTACATAAAAAACTCTTTTATCTGAGTTTTGGCGGAGCTGTTCGTATATTTTTTTACCATGTTCTATTCTATGAAACAGAACTAGAGAGTTCCTAGGAACCTTACCAACAACATTACATATAAAATTAAGTCTACCAAAAGAATTAATAATATAGTTTTGTTCTAGTTGAAAAACGTCCTTCCTATCATACTTATTAAATGCTAATTCTTCAAACGCTTTTTTAGCAGAATCTGGTGCGTAATTCATTTCAATTACCTTTACCTTACATTTTGCAATGTGGCCCTGACTCTGTAAAAATGCAGCCTTAACTTCACTAATCACAGGTCCAGTCTGACTCATTAGAGTTAACTTATCTAACGTTCCGTCTTTAGGAATCGTACCTGATAAACCATACTTATATTGTGCGTTTGTACATTTTTGCAATATAGTCTTAATAGAATTAGATTTCGCCTTATGGGTTTCATCTACAATAACAGCGTCGAACTGTTGAAAGTATTCTTTGGGCTTTTTAACTAAGGACTGATACGTACCTATTACTACGTTTCGGTCTGATTTTATTTTCTGACCAGCATATATCTGTTGTATCTTTAGTTTTATTCTATTCTTGTTGTTGTATTCGTGGAAATCTTCATGGGCCTGTACGACCAAAGAAACATTAGGAACTATAAATAGTATCTTTTCTGCCTTTTCTTTTTCTAACATGTAAGCTACTGTTAAAAAACTAATAAGAGTCTTTCCGGCTGATGTTGCTAATTCAGCCAAACATCTCCTAAACTTTAAAATATTAAAGGCTGTTTCTATTTGATAATCTCTTGGAACAAATTTACTATCTTTAAAAAATTCTAAGGCCCACTCTTCAAATGTCTCTGCATTTATGTTTCTATCAAATAGCCTTTCAATTCCATTAAGTTTAAGATCAAACTTATATTCCTTGCAAACGAGCATAACGTATCTCCAAAGACCAGCGGGAATCCACTTATCGTCCTTGATATACGAAACATATCCGTCCCATATTCCTTTTTTCACTAAAGGATTAAATCTCCAACTATCAATTCTTTTAGTTAAAGATATTTTAATCTGCTCTAGTTCTAATTCTTCTGCATCATCAATTCGTAAGAATTGATTATCATCCGTTAGAGTTAAAATCAATTTTCATTTAACTTTTTTTACAGTCTCGAAATATCAAGGCGATTCTTTATTGCAAAGCCCATATTATCAAGAGTTTTTACTGAGCCTTCAATAAAGGCCTTTTGGCTTTCAAGTAAATCCAAAATCTGTCTATCGTCCGAAAGATCTGCATCAATAAATCTTTCTCTTTGTTTATCTGTTATCTTATAATCAAACTTATAATATTCAATCCACTTCTGCTTATACATTTTATCTACTGTTCCTTTCTGTGCTCTGATTTTTCCAGCTATCGTTGCAAGATTCTCAACTAATATTTGCCTATAGCTCAATGTATATGCACTAACTTCTTCCAGCAATACACCTTCCTTTAAGTTCTGTGTTAGTGCCTTTATCTTTAATGTCCACTCTGACCTTTGATTTGCTAAATATTCATCTAGCTGTACAATCTTAGATTTGTTTGATTGTTGTATTTCTGCCATGTAGTTTGTTTTAGAATAATGAATTATTATTAGTATTCTTCTTTACGTAAATATTACTCTTAAATTTCTTCTTATATTTAGGAGTTATAATTATGTTTTTTTCTTTATGTGTTATATCAGCTGAATCAAAACCGAGAATCATCTTAAGATTCCTGTGTCTTTTTCCGTCTTCTTCGAACTGATCTAATTCGTCGTTTACCATTTGTACATAATCGTCTATCATAGGTAATAAGCATCTAGTCGTGAATTACTAAAATACTTATCCATTGTAGATAAACATTTATTTTTTGTTTTCCAAGCGGCGATAACTAGATCGTTTAGATCTTTAATCTTGCTAGGATATTTATCCATCTTTGATTCAGATAGGAATTTTTCCCATGTAAATACTTCTTTACCTCTTTTTAATTTTTGCATCATCTTTGATTTTCCTGCATCGTCATTATCAAACATATATCGTATTGTTGGAATTTCATCTAACTCTTCGGTTGATCTGGTCACAGACGCCAATGCTATAGAGTTAGGCATAAATAAGGCATCTAAAGGTCCTTCGAATACCGTACAGGGCATTTGGAAGTTTGCAGTCATGATACCAAACAAAGTTGATAACTTCTTAGAGGATATAAGCTGTTCATCCTGGAGAGGTATTTCTTTATTCATTTCCTGATATATCTTTTCTATATCGTATGTTAGATATCTTGTGTTTTTACTTTTCCTTAAAGATCTACTTTGAAATCCTATGACTTTATTTTCAGGTGCTAAGTTTAAAACTAAAATTCTTTTATCTCTAGGAGAATAAAGAAAGTTGTTAAGTTTTTTGTGTAAAAATCTATTCTTTAAATAGAAAAAAGCTGGATCACCTGGTTCTATTTCTACAAGTTTAAAAACTTCTTTAAGTTCCTTTCTTGTAGGTGATAAATCATATAAGGTTTTAAATACACCATGCTGAAGAGTGTCTACTTCATTAACAGATACTTTGTGTTCTTTAATATATTCTATAATTGCAATAGAATCTTGAGTATCTTGGAATTTTAGGTGATGATCTTTTAAAAAACCATATAGATCTGAATGTTGTCCACAATTAAAGCAGTGGAATTGTAACGTTGCCCAATATAGATTACCTCTTTTCTTATGAGTTTCACCATGCGAGTCACCACAATAAGGGCATGCCAGGTTTAAACGACCTGGCATTTCCTTAATCATGTGCTTGTTAGGGTCAGCGTGTTCTTTTACACAAACTTGTTTAACTAAACTTCTGACCTTCTGCTTTAAATCTTCTGTGATTTTTTTAGATTCCGATTTCATCTAAGAAAGAATCTAGATCATCGCTATCTGCTGATGCAGTTGAAGATTTTGTTTCTGCTGTCGTTGGAGTCGCTGTCATTGTGTCAGGGAATTCAAAGTTAGCATCGTTTCCTGTTACCGGGGTTGATTCTTTTACTGCTGCTTTTTTAGCGGCTGGTTTCGGTGTAGAAATTACAGAATCCATTGAAGAACCAGGGTTAAGATATTGTCTTAAAATACCATTAACAAAGTCAAGAGCTTCAGCATCCCATTTCTTATATCCATAAGGATCTAAAGATGGTGCTGTATCTAATTCTGCTTTAATAGATGTCATAGCTTCTTGATTTCTTTCAGCTGGCTTACCATCAATTGCAATTGCTGATCTAGTAGATGAGAATTTAGACTTATCATAGTTATTATATTCACCTTGGCGAGTAATAATAAGTTCAAAGTTCTTTCCTTCAAATAGGTCATAAATCTGAGTCGGCTCACCGAAAGCAGGTTTAGTTTCTTCTTCAATTTTCTCTTTGATTTTATATCCAAATTTAAATACTTTATAAGTACCGTCTAATTCTGGATTCTGAGGGTCTTTCACTATTTTAATAAGAGAATAATACTGCTCTCTACGCTTAAGCTTGTCGCTCATCTTACGGTCTACTGCTGAATCACTCTTACGAAGTTTGAAGAATGCATCTGCAATTGGACACTTATCTCCTACCGTTGAAGGTGAATCAATAAGTCTTCCATCGCCGTTAGCGTCAGTTAACCAGTGTACATACTTTTTAACTAGTGAATTTCTTGGGTTTGTTGGATTTGGTACAAAGCGGATAAGTGCTTTATAGGTACCATCTTTACCATCATCTGCGGATGGTTTGTAGATTTCATTTGTAGAGTTTGCACTCTTTGTCTCGTGGGTTTCAACATCGCTTACGCTTAAGTTGAAAATGTCAAATTCTGCCATTTCTTTAATTTACTTTAATTTACGTTAATGTCTTTAATTCTTTAAAAACTTATAATAGTTATACATGCAATTCTAAAAAGGTTTCACAGTTATAACTAATCTATATATCCGTATCGGGCCGGCAGGCTTTCTATATTAATCTACTGAAGTATATGTAGAACCCTCTTCATCAATCCATTTAGAAGAAGATTCAGGTAGCCTTGCAAGGCCGGCCTTTCTTAAAATATCTAGCATTTCTGTTTCTGTTATTCTATCTTGTTGTAACATCTCTGTAAGAATAGTCTTAAGAGCTAGTAATCTTGCTGATGACATTGTTTTGTTTTTCATGGTATTCTATATTTTTTTATTATTATGAAACTTTATGGGACAGATACAGTATAACTTAAGTCTTTAAGCCTCAGTGGTAAATCTATTCCACAGTGTTAGCTTTAAGGGTCCTCACATAGTCAGTTAAAAAGTAAGCGTCAACTAAGTCGTCAAAGGGTTTAGGTATCTTTTTAGATGGGCCAATTTCATTAACACAAAAATTATGTATAGGGTGTTTAGCTAAAATTTTATCTTCCAAAACATTATTTAAAAAGACATCCCATAGGGCAGATTTGTTCATATTACCCTTTCCTGCATGTTTCTTTAAAGAAGTAGGAGCTATTGTAAATATATCATGTACATCAAGTTCTGAAAGCATTCTCTCTTTAAGGATTGCTGCGCCTGCTGCCATATCTATAATATTGTTAGTTCCCATAGCAGAACCATAAGAAGACCCTTCAAAAGAAATAATATAATCTTCTTTAGTTTGAGTTATTCCTATTATAATCTGCACCAATGTATCAGCGGTTGCTATATACCTTTTAATCTTTAAAAGTTCTCCACTCGAGTATTCTGAAGATTTAGGCCAATCTGGTTGATGTAGTAGGGTTACGCCTTTGAGGTGTGATATATCTTCTTGCCATGCACGTTCTTTCTTTGTGCCCTGTCCTTCTTTTATATAAGATATAAAATGATATTGGTTAGTGTCGTCCTGGTATATACAAATACCTGGGGAGTTTAATGAGAAGTCTACTGATACGTAATTCAAATTAGAATGATTTTCCGATAGCAGCACCTAATCCGGCACCAACTAATCTAGAGGTTAATAAATCGTAAAAAATACCTTTCTGAATTCCTAAAACCTTAGCAACTGTTTTACCAATTGTTTTACCTAAAGCAAATCCAGTAAGTCCACCGAATATAGAGCCTAAGAAACCTTCATTTGTTAATTCCTCATTAAATCTATCAAAATCAAACGTTCCGTCTTCGTTTGCATATTGTTTAGTAAATTCTTCTAATGCGGCATCAACCTTTTGCTCTAATTCGTCAGTCCATTCAGACTGTAGAGATTCTTCTAATAGAGTAATTTCCTCTTTAGTTATATTCTCTTCGCTTAAGTATTCAAAAAATGTTTTCATTATAATTGTCTATATTGTTATGGATTATATATCTCGTTTATTTATTGTCTATTTCAGGAGTTATATTAAACTTGTTATAATAAAAATTAAGAGTGAATGTAGAAAACTCCGCAACATTACTTGACATATTCAATTCTAACTCTGATATTGAATTAAGAATGGGTTTTTCGAAAACTGCACTCATTAAATGTATACCTTCAGAATCCATTATTTGAAGTTTAAGATCGTTAATAAATGGTTCTCTGACGTGTTTTGAATAATAATACAATAAAGTATCTTGCATTATAAAATAATTAACATATCCATCTAATAATTGGAGCTCTATAGAAAATTGCCTTTCAATAGTATTCTGTATAGGAATAGATCCTCTGTGATATGTGATAGTTCCGTCATTAGGCGATTGTGATATTGGATCAAAATTAATACCTGGCATACTTAAGCCCTGTATAGAATAATTGATAAAATCAATAGGTTCTTCTAGGATATTACCTGGTATTCTATTTAAATAAGGCCTGTACTTGTCTACTACTTCCTTTGGAATAAAGGTTCTAGGAAACTTAAAGTTAAATAAATTATTTCTACTATTTAATATCATTATATTATTTCTACTTTTCCATGATACAATAGCGATTCTGTTTCTCCATTCTTTATATTAATATAGAATTTGTCCTCGAATCTATTTGTATCTTTTTTATCAAATCTAACCGCAGTTGCCTTTGGTATTTTAAAGAATACTTCTCCTAGACCTAAATCTATGTTAGGAAAGGATGGGTCATGTGCTATTGTTTTTTCAGTAGCACCGCTTTTAATTATTAACATTACGTTTTCTGCACTTACTAGTGAAACCGCTTTTTTATCGTCTCCATCTGGTTGTGCAATATTGAATTTCACAAAGTTATCAGATACCTTGGACAGCTTTATAATAGCTTCTCCTTCTTCAAAAAACTTAATGTTATCTAATTCTTCAGATTCTGTTAAATCTGTTGTAACATTCGTAGCAGATGCTAATATCCCGTAGGTATCTAACGCAACTGGAACATATTTAGTTTCTCCGACACTCGGTCTAATTGAATTAACAAATTGATTTAATTCTCTATTTACCGTAGTGTTAGGCAGCTTGTTATAAATGATAGTAGGGTCTACATTTCTTAGATTAATCTTTTCCATTCTAGTTCCATACTTTTTAGTATTATAAGAAGTCATTGTCGCAACTTTAATAATTTGAGTATTATCAGTTTCGTTATAAATTCTCATAGTATGTCTAATATAAAAAGAACTTGCTATGCTAGAATTAAATATAATAGGTCTGAAAGGAATTGGAGCTTCATAGTTTGCGGTCTGTGTAAACGTCATTGAAGATGTATCTAGGAAATCTAATCCGATTTGCTCACTGACTTCTATATCATGAAATATTATAATGTCATCACTGGAAGTCTGTATTCTTCCGTTGATGTAATTTTCAAAACCTTGCCTAGAACCATCTTTAGTTCCATACACCTGAAAATAATCCATGTCTTCTACTTCCTCTACATTAGCTGCAATATCTAGGTATTCGTCTTCTCTAGAAACGGTAACATCAATTGTATCTTCGACATTAATGTATTCTATATTTGCTTCTTCAGTTAAAGTGTCTATTAATTTTAAACTTATTTCATAATTAGTGCTATTCAGTATTGAATCCTGCCCTGAACCGAAGAAAGCGTCGTGAAAATCTTCATTTTTAGTTGTGTCGTCAAAGTGAATTAATGAAGGTACTTTAATTTGTATGTATTTAGAGTATGAAGTATCTCCTAGTACAAACGAATTAGGATTACTTATTTCGAAATTAGAATGATTTAAATATACGATAGATGTAAAATAGTTATAAACTCCAGATTCTCTTTTTACCTTAACCTGAAACATAAAACCTTCCTTACCTCTTGCTGCAAATGAAAATCCTGTTCTTAGGTGTAATCTAATTGTGTCATACCAAACGTCTCCAACTATACTATCATCTACATTTGCAAGAGAAGAATCTGTGCCATTCCACTGTGAATTATCTAAATACGCTAAATCATTTTTAAGTAAGGCCCATTTGCCATCACTATTAGATGGAACTCCATAATATCTTCCAACTTCTCCAGTTGCAGTTTTAATACTATTTCCAGTTTCTTGCTCTGGTTCTGCAAATAAAGGATTAGCTCTATTCCCTACATTTATTTCTCCACCTCTGGAATTATCTCCTGCTAAATTTTCATAAGAATATTCAAATTTTCCATTTGATCCAGGCGTATATATGTATGTGTTACCTATTAATTGAGTAGTTGAGCCGTTTATCGTAAACCCTGTTATATTATCGATTGTAGAATCCGATAAGTTAAATTTATAAGTTTTACCGTTTTTAAGAACTAATTGCCTAGATGCAAAGTCATTAATAAAAACATAGCCATCTTGTATCTTTACACTGAAGTTAACAACGTCTGCTCCTAATTCATGAATCAGGAATCTTGAGGCAGAATCATTGTTTGCCTCTGTGTTTAAAAATTTAAATTGACTTCCGTTGTCGTCGTTTTCTATCTTAGCATCATCTACATAATCAACATTTTGATTATGATACATGAACTCCATTAGAATGTCGTCATCTAGTCTTAAGAATTTGGATGATTGTGCCATTGTTTATTTATTATTTTAAAATCTAAGAAATTTAGGGGACCAGTATACTCCTATACCAATTGATGGACCAGTACTTATAACTTGATTGTTATTCAAGTTAAGCCCATATTGAAATCCAACGCCAATAGACCACCCTGCTTTTTTCTCGTATTTATTATTTAATCTATCGTTAACTAAGTTTATATTTTCTATATTAGTGAACGTTACTCCTTTATATGGAGTTGTAATTTTAAGTCTGTCAAATCCTTCTTCATTAATGATGGCAGCGCTTAACCCTATTCCCTGTATAATATCAAATCTAGAAGAGAATAAATTATAATTAGTGCTATCCCTTAAAAGAGATATACTTCCTTGAAATCTTCTCCAGTTATATTTATCAAACTCCCACTTATCGTTTACGTCAACTGTTATTGTATCTATATTATTTATAGAATCCGTATCTACTGTTACAACTCCATTTGCGTTTATTATAGAATCTTTTACGTTTAAAGTTGTTGAAAGTAAACTATTAACATTCTCTAATTCGTTATTAATATTTAATTGATTAGCATATTTAGAAACTAGTTTCTTATTACTTTCAGTTAGGGTGTTTACATCATATTCGAATGATCTTATACTAGAAACTAATTCTTTATTTTTATTCTTTTCGATTATAATAGTATCTTGTGTTGCCTTATAGTTATTAAGATTTCTATCAGATACCTTCTGAACTTGTACGATTTCTCTTTTTAAGTTTTGATTAGAGTTACATTGTTGTAAAAGACAAAACACCAAAATCGCAAGTCCTCCGAAAAGAATTGCGTTTTTGTAAAGTTTATATGTATTTAATATATTCATATTTTATTAACATTGTGCCTTATTGTAATATCCATCGTATTGTACTTCTATAGTAGAATCATCCGGATGGGCTATTGTAAAGCTGATTGGAGTACTTAACTGATTACCCTGGCCACATGGCATAATACTCTGTATAGTAATAATTCCATCTCCATTAGAATCAGGGGCACCTACGGTAATCGTAAACAACCATGCCCATGGACCCGCCACAACATTCGGTGCTGTATCATTAGGGTATACATTATATGGTACCGTGTCGGAACCCGTTCCTGCTCCACCTATATAATCACTTACTACAAAATCAGCACCATTTCCTAAAGTTGTAGTTAAGCTATCTGGGAGAAGTAGTTCTCCCCATGGATTATTATATGCTTCAATTACATTATTAGACCCAAGTGGTTGGAAGTTAGAAGGAATAAATGGTATCGGTCCATAAGCTAAAGAATCTTCCCAATGAGCTAGTCCTAATTTTATAGTAGATCCATTATCTAATATTTTATTAACGGCATCAGGTTCTAATAAAACTGTCATTATTACTGATTTATATCTTCTGAAATCCGTGTCAAGCTGATTAGGTCTCCATGAATGAACAGAATTATATGCTGTAGGGTTGTTGCCAGAATCAATTGTATAGTTTCCGTTTAAATGCTTTTTAACGCTGCTGCCAAACGTATCTCTGTCATAATCTAAATAGTTGGTTTCATCCCAATATTGATTAGTATCAGTATATCCATGAGGATCCGTATATTGTACTAAATGGCTATTTGTCACGTTCAACTGGGGATATAGAGCCTGTATTTCACTAATATTATATGAATTTACAACAGGTATAACTTCGTATGTTTCTCCAGTAGTACCATTGCCTTCAGGTTCTAATAATACCTGCATAGGTTGGGTGAAAGCTCCATTCCAGGAAGCTAATGATTCGTTCGTATTAATTGTTCTATTTGGAGGAAATATATGAGTATTAGTTTCGCTATCATAAAATGCATTACTAAGAGAGTAACCTATAGAATTAGTGGTTCCTGGTTGATATGAACCTTCTAGATTCATGTTCATCATATCATCCTGTCCGGGAAGATTAAAACCTGGATCCAGTACGCTAGGCTTCCATACATTATTAAATCCATCGCCTTCATTATATGAATGAGGCGTATTATTGTCGTTGTGCTGGTTAACCCATGGAAGTTTATAGAAATAAGCACCTTCAACTGGATCAAACCTGTTCCATGAAGAATTTACACATGCATTTTCAGGGGAAAAGCTACTACTTAAATTTTGCGCCTGTGCCTCATTCCATGAAGAAAGACCTTTAGCTAGAGTATACCATTGGCCGCCTCCACCTGCACCTGATAGGAAGAACACGTCTCCCTGGTTGTATGTTGCGTTAGGGTTATAGTCTCCTCTATCATTCCATGTTTCAGTACTAAAATTATTAGGTGCACTATTATCGAAATACATTCTCTCATTCCAATTAACAAACCAACTATATTTTGAAGTAGTGGGTTCCGATAACTGTAAGTTGTTAGAAGGAGGAGCAATGTATGATTTACCAGTTACTTTAACATATATTAGCGCTGGCTTATTGTATTCTAAATCTATAGAAGGGTTGGTGTAAAAAACAGAGCCATTATCACCGTTGATTCCGTATGAAGAAATTCTACCTCTATAAGAACCAAGTTGAGTTAAATCCTGTTGAATTGTAATACCGCTGTCTATTATAGGGTCAATTTGAAAAGAAGCTGGTACGGGTGGCGGAGCAGAAACATTATACCATAAATCCGTCGCACCTAAATATATTAATTGAGGAGTTTTGACCACCTTATATTCAGTAGATGCATAATTAGCTTGAGCCTGTGTTACCCATGCTTCTGTTGAATTAACATCTATAGTATAGCTAATGGTATTTGCATTTTGTTGAAATTCAAATTCACCTCCTCCTAATAAATTAGGAGTATTTGCACCTGGTGCAGATATTATTTGAATTCCTCCCGATGTAAAATCAAATGAAAATGAATTTAAGTTAGGAACCGTATACTGTATGTCGTTATTTTTCCAAGTTTGGCCATTACATAAATACCATCCCTCATATTGTGTATTTGCGATTCCTCTTCCGACTACTATATCTATTTGTTCTGGATCAACAGTTGCATCTATTGCTTGAGTTTGTGTGAAATTGCTAATATCAATATATGTATCATAATGAAAAGATATTATTGTTCCTATAGGAACACTTGCACCTATTTCAGATGCTTCCTTAAAACCTATCGTTCCAGTATCGTCTAATGCCACCGCAATCTTATCTACATCTGGGTTAGTGTTAGTTGTTCCACCCGTGGAAGAGTTATTAATTTTAAAAATACTACCCGTAAATATTGCATCGTTAGTGGAAAGAAATGATCCTGTAAATTTTACACCATCAACAGCGTCCATTGACATCATCTCGTTATCATTAGCGTCATTGATTATGTACGTATCTGCGTTCCATCTATATTCTCCACCTGATACACTAGATGCAAATTTAAATTCAAGAACAGATTGTTCACCAATTGAATTTAAAGAAGTATAATTAGTCAATGCTATATCTAAATACTTATCTGTTCCTTTTTCAGATATTAATCTAATATTAGAATCATGATAATTTGAATTCTTATTAATTAATAAAACGCTATTTAAATATGGTGATATTATAGATGGGTCATCATATTCATCATCGTTATTTGCATAACCTAACAATACATTAGTAGGAGGGAAATTCGAAAAAGATGCAGGATTATCTAATAAATGTTCAGGTACTATAGTTTTAATATTAAGTGCACCACTAACCCATCGAGCACCATCTATCCATTTTGAATTATTAGAAGCGTCGGCAGGTCCTTGAAAACCCTGAGGACCGTCAATACCCTGAGGACCATCGTCACCAGTTGCACCCTGAAATCCTGTTTCACCAATAGAACCGATGGCTCCCATTGGTCCACCGCCATTAGCAACTAACTGGTCAAAGTTATAATTAACTTTATCCAGTTTTTCCTGTTGTGTATCAGATTGTAGAATCTGCTTTAAATTAATAGGTATTGGCATTACTTAAATCTTTATTTATTTAGTATATATCTTTAATTTCTAGAACTAATTATTACTGTATCTTTTCCTCTATATTTTCAACGTTATGGCATAAAATACCGTCTGCAATATAAACATCTTCATTTTCAACATCAATAGAATATGTGTTAACCGTTTCGTGAATAGTTTTATTAGAGCTAACTCTTGTCCATTTTTCATTAACATATATCATGTCGGTCGTATCAATATAGAGAGCCTGTTTAAAGAATATTTCTCCATCTGGTCTTTTTATTAATATAGGGTGTTCGTTTGTTATTTTAGTTAATCCGTTATTAATATCTTGATAGTTCTTATAAGTTCCTTTTATTATTCTGACTATTTTAGCAGATGACCTAGGAGCCCTGAATTCCATCGCATTAGTTTTAAAATTTCTCCATTCACCACTATCGCTTAATCCTTTTATGTCAAACGAATCTAATACATCTCCTACTTTTAAGTTTTCAACTAATTTAGTAGTTCCATTTGCCATACTAATTACAGTACCTTCAACGTGACATGGATCAATGGAAATTCCTATAGTAATATCGCTGCTTTGACTTAGCATACCGCTATAAGTAAAATCTAAGTCTAATATTTCAGAGTCCTCTTGTATTGGTGTAATGATATTTAATGATACATAATAGTTTCCTGGGGTGAAAGATACACTAGCAGTATTTTGGGTTCCAACAGGATTCTCTATACTAAAATTAGAAGCACTAAGCTGGGATGGAGATATGCCACTGAGCGTAAAATAAACATTTCCACTACCGCCACTACCAAAATAACTAAGTGTATTATTGTTATTTCCGTCATCCCAATCGAACGTGACACCAGATGAATTTCCTCCCGGACATGCCGTTGCATTAGGTGCAGTTGCCTTACTAGTTGAATCAATACTTTTATAACGTTCACCCGTATATCCTGATGTACCAGAGTCTCCAGTCCAGTCGGCTATCTTTAATGAGTTATTTGTTCCGGGAATAAATGTATCTGATTTTACCAATATAAGTGGATATTTTCCAAGATTAGTCATTGAGCCTCCATTTGTATTTGAAGCAGCATCTTGTCTTACGTATATCTGGTTTGACAACCATGAATAAAGCCTGCCATCACTTCCTTGGGGAGAATTAAGGCCATCATATACGCCCAAATTCGTTACCTGCCATGATCCAGGGTTTTCTCCTATTTCAAACATATCAGAAGAATAAAAAATATCATTACCTGAAGTTGCATCACATGCAGTGGAAGCACCTATTCCAAGAGAAAGGTCTCCAACTGAGTATTGTACAAATCTAGATTTTATAACATCTCCTTTAAATTCATTATCATTTGCTGACCAATATTTTCTCCATGCCATATATAATCCAGAATCTACTGTTAACGTACCACCGAAGCCAAAATTAACCAGATACGCATCCGTATTTGGTAAACTCCTATACCAACCATCAGTTAATTGATCTATGGTATTATTTCCATCATTACGTTTCCATATATGTGAAGTATTTTCATAATCTTTAAAATCGCTAGAAGATCCCACTACATCTGGATGATTGTCTATTTTATTAGAAATAAATACTTTTTCCAAAGAAGTACCGGCTGGCCATCCAGTAAACCCGGTTACATCCGCCTCTGTCATTGTTACAGGAGGGAGCAGCCCGTTATTAGAAATACCAATGCTAAAATACGTACCGTCAACTCCATTTACACTTTCAGAATACATCATCCAGCATTCTTTAGGCTCTGTTTCTAAAGCGTCATCTGAAGATATCCCAACACCATTAATATATTTTCTTGCATAGCCCCATTCACCCTGTCCACCAGATTCTCTAGCTAACCATCCATCTGCTATTTCCTGTCCGTTTAAGTAACATCTTACATTACCGCTTGCAAAATTACTATCATCATTCCAATAAGCGTCTAATTGAGCGCCATCGCTTGGAGCACCGTCTGCATTCCATTGTATTGTTTCGGGGTTTAATGTAGTTGCGTATTGCATTGCAATATCTATGTTAGTATATGAACCCGATGCGACAGTATTTGAATCTATAGAACCTGTCATTGCATGATATTGTAGTTGTATATTAGAAGATGTTGTATTAGGATCATAAGTACCCCATTTATAACCATATTCTTTTAAATAAATTATACTAATTTGCTCTCCCAATATAACATGTTTATCCTCGGCAAACAGAATATTTTCATCGTCATATATTCTTATATCGTCCATACTATTATCAAAGGAATGTCCTATAGCATTTGCAGTAACTCCCGATACAGACGCACCTAATGTACTAATTCCTCCTGAAAAAATTATATTCCCGTTATACGATGATAAACTACCACCCTGTACCATCCCAGACAAACCTGATGTTATTCCGGGTATGTTAGTAATGTTCCATTCAAATCCATTTAGATTAGGTGTTTCATATTCTACAATTCCACCGTCACCCCATGTTTCTCCATTACACAGGTACCATCCTCCATAAAGTCCTGTTGTTTTACCTGATCCAAAATTTGTTCTAATACTTTGGTTAGATCCTATTATTTCCATTGGCCCTGTCTCGGCATCTAATAAATTAAAATTAAGATCTGTAAAAAAATCATCTTTAGGTATTCTTATTATAGATCCTACGGGGAATACTGAAAACATGTTAAAAACATCTTCCCATTCAACTCTTCCCTGTGTGTCGTATGATCTTAGTAATTTATTTAAACTTGGAGAGTGATTAGAATACTTAATTTCTCCTACTTTAAATTCTATTACTTTTCCCGGTACAGTGGCATCTACATTAAGTTCATACGGAATTACAGATGCTGCTCCTAACACGTTCTGTGAGGTTCCATCGAAATAAAACCTATTATCTCTATCAAATTTTATAGCAAATTTATTCGGTAAGTTTTCAGCCGAACTATGTGGATTAAATGTTAAGACAGGAAATTCAATGTTGTTATCCTCTTCTATTTTTAATCCAATATTGTATGATTTTTCAAGATTTTTATCTTCTGCAAGTGTAATAGAATCTTTAGAAGAAGCAATATCATTGGGATGTGAACCTATTGCAGCTTCTGTTATAATATTTAATGTTCCGCTTTTTGAAGCACTGATAGGCTCTGTCGATAACTCACTATAATATGGACTTATTAATTCATCATTAATGTCTAGGTGTGCTGTTGCGCCGACTGCTAATGTAACTGTTCCATTTTCACTAACAGAAGGGTATATTATTTTTTGTGTTGGTTTAGAACCGTCTAAATATACTATATCCTTTGATTTCCAAGTTCCACTTGACTCCGGTCCTATTGTACCCTGTGGTCCAATTAGACCCTCAGTTCCTTGTGAACCCATTTCACCTTTATCACCATCTTCTCCATTTGGTCCTTCAATTCCATCAGGACCAAGCGGCCCTCCGTTTTTCATTAATCTAAAATTGAAATTAATTTTATCAATTTTATCTTTTGACCACCATTCATTACTGTTAGGATCTAGATCACTCTTAAAAAGTTCTTTGATTCTTATGTTCATTTTTATGCAATTATTTTAGAATGGACCCTCAAATTATATCGATACCCTGGTTTTTTATTATATATTAATCTGAAATTTAAAGGCTTTTCAGCGAAACTTCTGATTTCAAAATTAGTAAGTTCAAAAAACCCATCAGACGTAATATCTTCTATATTAGTTACGCTTTCCAATTCACTATATTTAGATTGACTTATATTATCGTTTGGAAGATATCCTGCTATTTCAGTTCCATATACTTTTATTTGATCTATTATAAATCTAGGTATAATGTTTTCTTCAATGTATACCGTAGAATCATCTTCTAATGTTGTTTTATCTCCATACGAATACTCAGAAGTAGCGTACCTTGAATAGTGTGAAGTTATATTTTCTTCTTTTAATTTTCTCACAATAGAATCAGCAATATAAAAATCGATATGAATTTTCTGAGAATCTTCAAAGATATATGCACCATCATCTTCTCTTTCATCATATCTAATTACATCTAAAGCTTGAAGAGATCTTACTCTTTTTGAATTATATGAAGTGATATCATATTCATTCTTAACTTTCATTACAGTGGATGCAAAGAAAGATCTTTCCTCTATAGGACTTAATGTTCCATGAACTTCTTCTGATCTATTTGTTCCACCGAAGGACCTTGTATAATAGTCTTTAGCGTATTTACTCTTAAATAGGTTTAAATCTCTTTTATCTATTGCTATCTCACCAATTAATGGGTATAAGGGTAGTTTATCTGATTCTTGACTTAGTTTAATAACATTCGGCTGTAATTCATTTACTTTATGAAAGAAGAAGTTATTAATAATTCCATAATTTTCATCAACTCCTAAATTAGAATTAAACATGCAATTTACTTCAATCAATCTACTGTATTTTTTATCTCTGTTTATTTGCTCTTCAGTTAAAGAATCTAAGGTATTTCTAAATTTATAATTGCCATAGGGAGATGAAAAAGTTACAACATCTTTAAATAAAGGATCATAGCTACCATTCATTCTTTTAAGAGTAGTGTAATATCCACCATCTTCTCTTGCAACCAGATTATAACCTATGGTATCATTATTTAATTTAAATGCCTTAGGTTTATCATCATCTATTTCTATATCTAAAATTGATGTTTTTACAAATTCAACACCATCTTGTATTTCTAAACAAAACTGACCTGACAATGTATCACCATTTTCTAAAATAGTAGTATATGTTATATCTCTGTGTGTATTAATTCTATCTGCAAATCCAAATGAAGAAACGTCTTGCAATACATTATCCCATGCCTTTTTACCACCATTATAATACACTATCTCTGTAATGTTAGGAATCGTAGAGGGATCACTGTAAGGGGCATTCAAATCTTGATAATATTCGCCTGTCTCTTGATTTAATTCCCATAAATAAGGAACACCATTGACAATTATTTGTGAATCATTTATCACCGAAACAACCTGTAAAGAATATGTTTCACCTGCAGATTCAAACAATATGTATGAATATTGCTCATCTATTTTAAAAATGTCTTGTGTAAATTTAGGAGCATTTTCGTCAACCGACTGTACAGAAGCCTCTACGGTTGTTGTATTTTCAGGATCCCATACTGTTACTGAGCTACCTCCAAACTCTAAGAAACCTCTAATATTACTATCTTGTATTTCTCCATTGTTTTCAATATCATTTAAAGTATATAACAAATATCTGTCTAATTGTGATAT